TGTCCGAATAAAGATTCGAAGCCTTTATTCATGGCTTTCTGTCTAGCCATTTGCTTTAAAGCTTCAGCTGAACGCATCTTAACGAAGTCAGGTAAACCCGTATTGAGTTTAATATCGTTAATCGCAGTGAGCAATTCCTTATTGGATTTCTCTTGATTGGCGTAAATATCGCTTAAGACGTGGTATTGTCTTAATTGTAATTCGATGGATTTACGATAATAGTTAAAGGTAGTACGGTTATTGAACATTAAGGATTGTCTTAATGTCTTATCGATACTACCTAAAGCTTTAATCTGGGAATCGAACCGAACTGACTCGATGGCTTCCTTGACTTCTTCCTTTTTAGCCTTAATCGATTCACGTTTCTGATTGATTCTTTCTTGTGCTGAAAAGAGACTACCTAAGGTAACGGAAATCTCGTTTTCACGGGCATCTTCTCGGTTAATACTCTGATTACCGGCCTCAGCTTCTCCAGCTACTTTTTTCAGTAGTTCGGAGAGTTTAGACAAACCTCTTTCTTCTGCCGTGACACCGGCTCTTCTAGCCAATTCTCTTGCTTCTCTGGTGACTTTATTTAAGCCAGAGGAGGCATCGCTTATACCGGATACTAAATCGTTTTTACCGGCCACGATGTTATCAGCTAGATTGCCGTATTCCTTGGGCAAAGCTTTCTTAAGAAACTGCTCTACAGCAGACTTACTGAAAGCACTACCTTTTACCCCACGTCCAAAGTCACGAGTGGCTTTAAGAATCGGTTTTCTTTGTTTGCCATTACCAGAGTTTTCATCCGATAAACCGTCGCCAAAATCACCTAAGTCGATTTCAAAATCAAAATCGGCATTGGCTTCCTGAGCGACTGCTTTTTCGAATCTACTTCTTTTACCAAACATTTCAGGTAACCTCTGTTAGTAAAACTGCAATTAATCATCGTCTTCTATTATCTTATAGTAGATAATAGGGACACTTTTTCATACTTTTGGTCTGGATACTCGTTAGTACGAGTGAAAGGATAACTCATCTCGGTAGAGACTCGCTATACTACGTAGAACTCGTCTCTATCGAGAATCATTGTAAAGGATAATGAATGGCTGAAACCACAAAGTTTCCTCCTGTATTGAAGAGGAAAGCTTTTAACTTATCATTACTGAATCTTAATCAAGAAGCACTCTACAAGCAACTCGGTGAAGTCACCTCTACCCAAATGTTCGATGGGTCTAATTATAACCTACATCCGGAAGGCTTGTGGAGTAATGAGCTCTTTGGTGCTATTGGTACACCAGAGCGATTGAATAAACAAGGCTGGATTAACCTCAATGTCACGGTTTTACATCCAGTGGTTTATAAAGAGCTAATAGCGGCCTCTAAACTCTTAGAGGAAATCATGTCAGGTGAAACCTTCGCTGTCTTCAATCCAGAAACTAAGTTCTTCGATAGAAGCAATGCGATTGATGGACAAACAGGCTTTGAATTCTTCATGTCTCATGTAGACGAAATGAAGATGCCGGATACCGGTTCACCGAAAAGACGGGAACTGATTAAGCTATTAGAAAAGAACAAAGAGACTTACAAAATCGATAAGATAATCGTATTGCAGGCTGCTTATCGAGATGTTGAGTTCAAAGACGGGCAGATTACTCACGATGAAGTGAACCAAATCTATCGTGAGATTCTCAATTACACGACTTCACTCTCTAGTAATAGCCACAAGCGTAATCTCTCTTTAATCGATTCTACGCGCTATGCTATCCAGAAAACCCTATTGAAGTTATACTTGTACTTAGGGGAGATTACTGGACATGGGAAGAAGAAACTGGTCCAGAACAAGTGGGCTTCACGTACAGTATTCAATGCCACCCGTAACGTGATTACGGCCCCTACTCCTTCTGGTCGTTTCACTGAAGCCCCGACTAATATGGGCTATAAAGACACAGTTGTGGGTCTGTTCCAGCAATTGGTTTCTTGTTTACCTTTCTCTATTCGAGGTATTAAAGAATCATTCTTGAGAGAGAAGTTCTTAAATCCATTAGAACCAGTCGTACTGGCTAATAAGAAAACCTTAAAAAGAGAAGAGGTTTACCTAAACCAAGAGTGGTTTGATTTATTCCAATCGGATGAAGGGATTAAGAAATTAATCCAGAAATACCGTCCAGAGGAGGTACGTCACCGCTACATGGAGGTAAATGGTAAGTACTTAGCCTTAATCTATAAAGGCAAGGATGGTGGTTTTAAAATCATCAATTCGATTGAAGAATTACCTGCAGATAGAGATAGGGAAGATGTGTATCCAATTACCTTTACGGAATTGCTCTACATCTGTACCTGTCACTTGATTGATAAGAAGCCTTGCATTACGACTCGTTACCCGATTACCGGTATTGAGTCTAACGTCATTGCTACTTGTAAATTGAAGACTACTGAACGCAGTGAAGTGAGATACCAATTAGACGATAATTGGCAGAAGGATGAGCTAGTAGAACCATTCTACCAGTTTCCTCTATACGGAGTGACTACCGTAAACAGTAGTAGTCCTCCAGTCGCCTCTCTGGGAGGGCTTGGTGCTGATTTTGATGGGGATACAACGAGTAACATAGTTATGTTTACTGAAGAGTCTCTAGCTGAAGTAGAGAAGTATAATAGAGAGAAAAGGGCTTATGTAGGTCCTGATGGTAATCTACGCTACCCTGTAGAATACGATACCATTTCTTTCGTTTGCTATAACTTGTGTGTCTTCGAAGAAGCTCCTTCTTAAGAGACCTGAATATAGATTTAATATCCCGAATGATTTGACCACTACTCCTACTACCTCTTAGTGGGTAGTAGGAGTATATTTTTATTTTTCTGTTTTACCACAAACGAGGTGTAAATGATTACTTATAATGCATTTAACTTAAAGTTTGGTAATCGCTTCCCATCCAAACTCACCACACCTAGAATATTTAAGTTAGACCAGCTGGTCCTACCTAAACAGACCTGTTATCATTACATTCCTTCCGTGAGTAGTGATGTCGGTCCTAATGCTGCTAATCCCTTATTTAAACCAGTAAAAGCCAGAATCCCCATGTACTCTTACATGGACATTGCTTCTCACTTAGGTACCATGGCTAGGAGAAGCTATAACCAACTCACTGAAGTACGCAAGTACATTCGTACTAATCGTAAGTTTAGAATGGTAATGGACTTAGATAAAGGCTATACACCACAGCCTATTATCCCTCTGGTCATGAACTACTCCTTAGTCGATAAACGGTATAAGTACTTAGGTAATACCAATCGTATCGAATATTACCGTAGCATGAACATCCTAAATACGGTAATTAAAGGGATGGTGGATGTCTACAACAGCAAAGGAGACTACCACAATCAGTTTCTATTCTTAAACGTACCTAAGAACATTACTCCTATTTCCGTAATGAAGCGAGCTTCCTCCTCTGCCTTTACCTTAGAACACTACAAAACCTTCAATACAGTCGATAAGATTGTTATCTTCGAATTGTGGAAGTGGATTGGTTTAAGAAGAGAAGCTTCTATCTTCAAGAACATCCCGCAGAAACTCTTAGATAAAATCAACATTGTTATCGTCTACAACAATGTCTTTACCTTATTCAATCTAGGTACACTGAATAGCTGGAGACAATCAGAAGAGAATCCTAAGGGTAATGTTAACCCTTTACTGATGGGTAAACTCTTTATTCGTCTCTTGATTAACTTACAAATGGCTAATCGTGATTCCTCTTTAGTCGAATTGACTGAAGAAGAGCAAATGAAGCTAGCAGGTGAAACCGCTGATGTGGTAATAGAAGACGGTGAATCGATAGAAGACATTAAAGAGGAGGAATTGAGTAGTGGATACCCAGAAGACGATAAGCTTTCTGAAGAGGCTACCACTGATAATCAAGAGACTGAAGGTAGTGTTTCAGAATCTGAAGACACTTTGGAGACGGATATCCCGAGTGATGAAGATGTAGAAGAGTTACTGAAGATAGACGATATTGACATTGATTTTGATACCGATATCGTGGGTTCAGTGATTGACGAAGACGATGAGGTCATTGAAGAGACTAAACTAGTCGCTGCTAATCGAGCTAACCAGATTAGCAAGGTATTGGCAGAGAAAGCCAATGGGCTCATTGAACAAGAGCCAGAATTCGAAGACATCACCGATACTAAGTTCGATACGGTAGATGTATTGGGTATTAAAGACATTCCCATTGAAGAGCAGTACAACTTAGTAGAGAGACCTAAAGAAGTGAAGTCTCCTAGTGAGAAGTGTCGTGCTGTACTCAATGAAGTGGCTAAAGACGAGAACATGACCGTATCTAAATACGAGAGTCTCAAGAAGTCTTTAAACAAATACAAAGAACTCAAGCTCTCTAAAGAGGATACGAAAACCGTAGCTGAGCTTATTGATATTAAACCTGAAGATATTACCATTACGGAGGAGGACAAAAAGAAAGCCTCTACGATTAACGTCATGACGGGTAAGTACGTGAAAGAAATCATGCCTCGTGATGCTGTAGCGATGCTGACTTCTGTACAGAGTAATGGGGTTATTGTTTCTAATATCTCTAAGTCTACAGTAGAGGATATCTCAGGTAGTTACGAAGCTTACTCCATGAAGATTAAACCGATTGTCGGTGAAGCTTCTACTGTTAGGGTAAAGCTACCTAAGATAAACGAAGATGGTACTTTCACTGTCTCTGGCTCAACGTACAGTTTAAGTAGCCAAAGGCGCGATTTAACCCTCAGGAAGATTGATGCGGATACCGTGGCATTGACTTCCTACTTTGGTAAAACCTTCGTAAGAAGAGACTCTTATCGAATCGCTAACTACGAGAAGTGGTTAATTCAAGAGATTCGTAAAGCCAATCTCGGTGAGAATAAAACAGTACTAGAGACTCGTTCTGGTAATGTATTCGATAATCTTTTAAAAGCACCTAACATCTTCAGTCTACTCTCTATGCACTTTAGGGCGATTACCACTAAAGAATGCTTTGTCTACCTAGATTACCATAAGGCTAAAGAGCGTTTTGGTGAGGAAGCTGTACGTAAGGTAGAAGGTAAACACTTGTTCTTCTGTGGTGTTTATAAAAAGGATTATCCTTTAGGTGTAGACCAAGATGATAAGTTCTATTACTTAGATTCAGGTACCCTAATGCCTTTGGGTACGATTGAAGACATTTGTGGTCTCAATATCGTAAAAGCTCCCGTAGAGTCTATTACAGTAGACATCATGGGTAAAGCCGTACCGATTGCTGTCGTATTAGGCTATAAGTTTGGCTTAACCAAGCTATTAACTCACCTGAAACCTAAACACTATCGTACTCAGCCTATCAATACCAGACCTAAACTAGAGAGCCATGAATACGCTATTGCGTTTAATGATTTCTACTTAATCCTCTCTCGTGAGGATAAGGAAACCTCTTTAATCTTAGGTAGTCTACTGAAGATAGAGGAGACTAACAATGTTTCTATCTATTCTTTAAACAACAAAGATACCTATTTTAATCTCTTAGAATCCATTAAGATTCCAGGACGTTACTTGAAAGAGATTGACCTGTACTACAACATGTTCGTTGATCCGATTAGTGAACGTATCCTGATCGAAATGGGTGAGCCGACTGATTTTGGTGGATTGTTGTTTAGAGCAGTAGAAATGCTGAAGAATCGTTACCACAAAGACGAGACGGATATTACCGAACAGCGTATTGTGGGTTACGAGAGAATGACAGGCGAGATTTACACTCAGTTGGTTAGAGCCATGCGTGAACACAATAGACATGGTATTAAAGCCAATTACCCCATTGAACTGAATCCTGAAGCCGTATGGCTATCGATTCTAAAAGATACCTCTAAACGAATGAAGGAGGACTTGAATCCTATTCAAGACTTGAGGTCTACGGAAGAAGTGACTTTTGTGGGTAATGGTGGTCGCAGTAAGAAAGCCATGGTGAAACGCACTCGTGCTCACCACCCGACGAGTATCGGGGTAATCTCAGAAGCCTCTAAAGACTCTTCAGATGCCGGTGTAACGACTTATCTTAGTGGTAATCCTAAGTTTAAGAACCTATACGGCATGACTGAGAACAGTACGACTGATGAATTGATTAAAGACATTAAACCTGACAATGTCTTGTCTACTGCGATGTTGATTTCTCCTGCTAGTGATACCGATGACGCCAAGAGAAGCCTTCTAGCGGCAGTCCAGTGGGCACAAACATTCTCAGCGGAGAATTACAAAGTATTACCGACTCGTACTGGTTACGATAGTAAACTCGTAGAAAGAAGTTCAGACCGCTACTGCGCTACTGCAGAACAAGACGGTGTGGTAACTGAAATCAACAAGTTTGCGATTACCGTAAAATACAAAGACGGTACGACTAAACAAGTAGAACTAGGTAGAAGATTTGGTACCTCAGGTGGATTTGCTACTCCACATGACATCGTAACCAATCTAAAAGAAGGTAGTAAGGTAAAAGCAGGTGACATCATTGCTTACCATTCTGGGTATTTCACTAAAGACCCCATGAATCCAAATAGCTTAGCACTGCGCTATGGTGCTCTAGCTAAAATAGCACTGATGGAGAATGCGGATACCTTCGAAGATTCGACTGCCATTAGTCAATCCTTCTCCAAACAAACCAAAGTGGTTTCTTCAGCATTTAAAGACGTAGTGGTGTCATTTAACCAAAACGTCCACAAGATACTGAAACCTGGTACTGAAGTAAACATCGGTGATGCTTTGTGTATTATCGAGGATTCTATTACTGCAGATACAGGGATGTTCGATGAGGAGTCTATTGACTTATTGAAGAACTTATCTAACTCTTCACCCAAGTCAGCTTATCGAGGTGTGATCGATAGAATCGAAGTCTTCTATAACGGAGACAAAGAGGACATGTCGGAAACACTGAGAAAGATTGCCAATATTACCGATAACATTCTCTATAACAAGGAGAAGGCTTTAGGTAATAAAGGCATGACCGGTGAAGTGACTGATGACTTTAGAGTAGAAGGTAAACCCCTATTGATTGATACAGCGGTGATTCGGTTTACCATTACGACTGAGCACAACATTTCCATTGGGGATAAACACCATTGTCCCATTTAAACCTTTCTAATACGGGAAGTCCCTTAGAGCTTTAGTTACTAACTACAGGTAGCGATATACTGTAGGGCGTTTCTAATCAAAACGAGACAGTAAAAAGACTAAAGATTGGGTAATCCGTAGCGAAGCTACTCTCACCTGGGAGTAGTGTGCCTAACGACTATCGAAAACACTCTATTGAAAATAGAGGAAGTGAGTAGAGTAGAGTACAAGTGTACTCGAAAAGAAAGGGCGGTGAGATTGGTTCATCAACTTGTTTGGTGGTTCTGTCGCACCGCATGATATAGTCTAAACACATGTGAAAGCATGTGCTGTCTCTAAGAGACGGGTAGAGTGTAACGAACTCTATTGAATGTACTTGAAAACCGTTATCGCCACACAGCTCAAGAATACCATTGCTAAAGTATTCAGTGAAGATAAGGTACCTAGAATCAACCGAGAAGACAATACTCCAGGTGAACAGGTAGACATGATATTCAGTACCAAGTCTATCTATAACCGTATTGTTAACTCTCCCTTCTTAGTAGGTATGTCTAATACCATTCTAATTGAAGGCAGTAAACAGGTAGCTGATATTTATTTTAAAAATAAATAAAGAATAATCTACTCTCCTTACCCCGCAATAGGGTAAGGAGAGTAGTATTCTATCAACGCTCAGTACGTTTGTTAGCGAAGGCTGCAAAGATTTGTCCTGGCATGGTATCAGCAGTAAAGGAAGCCATCCTAGCCACACTAAAGCTACTTTGGATGTTAGCTACACTGGTACGTAGTCTACGTTTCAATTTGTCAGAGAGGTAAATCTGCTCATTTAAACCTAAACCACTCAGTACCGCTAGGTAATCCATAAACGGTGTATCGTCATCGAACAGGTCATTAGCCATACCTAGAGCAATATCTAACAGACCAGCACCTGCTGCACCAGCTCCCCCCATTACCAGAGCACCACCAATCATGTTAAACATGGTGTTCTGTACGGAGAAGGATTCTGATATTGGCATCGCAATAGTTTCTTCCATGGGTACGATGCTGAAGTTTACTGTAATAGACATTACGTGTCCATCAGGAGTAAATCCCATGGTACCGTCACCACGACTAATGGACAACGAATCAATAGCACCCAATCGAGTCTGCATTCTGCCCTTGTCGTAAAACTCTAGATAGAATGGGTTAGAGTGGGAGTGTTTACCAGTAGACAATGGTAATGCTAATGCCATGATACAAGCTAGAGGAATGAAGATGTCATTCAATGCACTTCTTCGATTAGCATAACGGGAAGTTAAAGTGAAGGAGTATCCTGGCTTAGGTTGTTGTGCTTCACTAGATTCCCAGTATTTTGGCATGTCTAGTGTACCGCCGCCGCCCATAATCAGAAGACCCTCTAAACCGATAGCCGAAACAGTGTTTTCGAACAAACTCTTCACGCCACCTACCATGGTTTCTACGGTATTAGCTAACATACCGTCGCCCACATTGCCACCAGCTAGATTGAACATGGTAGAGCGAGAAGAGGCCGCAGCTGAGTTAATCTTTTCAGCTAGAGAAGAAGGCTTAAAGTTATTAGAGAAGGACTCGGACACCGAGCCGGTGTCATCCACCCTGAAGGAAATAAAAGCACCACCGTCTCTTAATTCAGATTCCAGTAGTGTTTTAAATCCAGGATCACTAATCTCTTCTTTGGTAGGTGAGTCGGCGGAATCAGCTTGAGCGGCTTTACTACCATCTGCCCCAGCAGCTCCTCTATCTTGTTCGGCATTGCCAGATAACATTTTGTAAGGGCCAGCAGACAAATAGTTCTGGATATAAGAAGACAAACTCATCCCAGAACGTCCACCTGACCTCTCTTGATAGATTCGACTCAATAGGGAGTTCATTCCTGCCTTACTGATGTTAGTGTTTTTTAGTATCGCTTCTTGCCTAGCATGGGCTAATCGTTGTGCTCTAGTAGCGATCTTAAACACGTCTAATTGCACCCCACCTTTATGTAAACCCAGTGCGTTGGCTAAGTCAGGGAATACAGAGGTGAGGTGGCTGTACTCCACAGCTGAAGTTCCTTCTGGCATGTCTAGACCACCGTTATCAATTGGATTACCGTTGACGTCCAACGGTACAGAAGGGTAAAGCAAACCTAAGTTTACCATGAAGTGGTTAACAATAGTCTGTACGGATGTCCAGTATAGTGGCATCGCTGGTTTTAGATAAGCATAGCGACCACTAGGCTTTCTCATGAAGAAGTTGACTGCTTTACCTACCAGACCCACTAAAATGAATGGTAAAGCCACTAAACGAACAGCACCAGCTAACACCTGAGAAGCTGCTCGAATGAACATGAAATCAGCGCCTCTACCTTTATTAGCCAGAGAAGCACCAGCAGGTGAATACATACCAAACAAGAAACCGGTTAATGAGTTAAATGCCATGGTACCGGCTCTAAATGACACCACCCGATAGTTATCATCGTAGGTTTCACTAAAGTAAGGACCCAAACCATCCATTCCTTTACCTGCCATGAAACTATTGGGATTTAAAGGGTCACTGAAGTAGTTAGGTTGAGGCAGAGGGTTAATCACTAAAGAACCCCCTAGTCCAGTATCTTGGAATTTAAAGTCAGCCGAAGACCAAGTACGCATTTCAATCGGAATACCGTCTAAGTCTTCTTTCCCGACTAAGAACAGGTCTCTTACCCAGTTCTTATCGTTAAATTTAGCAGAGTTTCTATCTGCTGCCATGGTCTACCTCCGAAATGATAGAAATAGTTAGTAGAATAGTATAGTCAGAGAAAACGTTTAACTCGTTGGCTGATAGGTTTATTTGTGAAATTAGATTATCCAGCTATTTGAAATAAACAGGAGTATGTTTACATGGCTAAGAACAAACGTTCCCCTATCCCTGCTAAAGGTGCTTTAGGGAAAGCTAAAGGAAAAGGTAAATCAGCCACTATTGCAGGAGCCAATAGTGAGAAAGACAAGAAAGTAACCGTATTTAACTCGGTAGAGGATAAGAACCTACAAACCAAAGATGCTTACGAAGCAGAACTCTCCTCTACCATTAACTCCCTTTATAAGTTCAGTACCACCATGAGTTTAGGGGACATTAGCTCTTCCTTAAAAGGTGGTGTGGGAATGCTCAGTAAGATTACCGGTTACATCTCTAAAGCTAGGGAAATTGGAGAGAAGGTAAAGAGCGGTAATATCCTAGATGCAGTAGGTAACTTAGCACCTGGTGCTAAGTCAGCTATGCAGAAAATGGGTATGGACCCCTCTATTGTCGATAAGATACAGGCAGCTGCCCAAATGGGTGTGAAAGCAGCAGATACTTATAAACAGATTAAGAGTGGTAATCTTAATGTATTGGATGGTGCTCAGGCATTAGCCAAAAGCATCTTAGGGGTAGAGCTACCAGTAATTAAAGACATCCAAGCAATACAGGCAGCTGTAACAGGGATTATTTCCGAATACTCTAAAGCCGGTATTGCTCTAAAAGAAGAATGGAAGAAGTTAGTACAGGAATGGAATCCTAAAACCAATTCAGCTGAAAGCAATAGCTGGAATATGGGTACAGATATTGCTTCTACCCTCTTACCAGAATTGGCTAAGAATGGTGATTACGAAACCATGCTAGCCGCCATTGCTCATTCTGATCCATTGAGAATGGAGAAAGTGAGTGGTGATGTAATCAGTAAAATGTTAAAAGAGTACAGTAACAATACCGTATTCAATCGGCAGAGAACACCACAAGAGAACTATACTTTAATCATGAAAGTGATTAAAGCGTTTAGAGGAGGTGAATTCCTCTGGGTAGATAGAAGCAATCCTTCTCGTAAAGGATTTAATCTAAAACCCTTTATGGATGCTTCTCAAGACTTCAAGAAGATTGCTACAATCAATCTGGCTAGTAAAGCTTACTTGAAGGATACCGATACTTCTGGTATTCTGCATTACAATTACACTGATGATAAGAATGAAGTATTGGTATTGCTGACATCAGTCTTTAAACAGACGACGACTAATCACGACACTGAATTAAGAAAAGACTTCTCTGAGTTTATGGGTAATAAAACCAAACCCGTGAAGTCATTGGTTACGCCTTCTGAGTTTAAAGCCAACATTACTATCTAAAAAAGAAGTAAAGAATAGGTTCGTCTCTCTATACCCAGTAACAGGGTATAGAGAGACTATAGCTTATTTCTCTAATTGAGAAGATTCCACTAACTTAGGTTTCAGTTTGTTCAATACACGAGTCATTTGCTTATCCCGCATCTTAAACTTACCTTTCTCGTCAATGTAATAAGCCACGAATGGCTTATCGTTCTTCAAGAAGAGTTCTAATAGAGGTGGTGAGGATAGAATCGAGTAATAGAGAAAGGTCTCCATGATGGTATCGGATACGTATTTCTCATTGAAGATACTCTCTTCTTCCCCTTTAGCCAATTCCGATAGGTAATCTCTTAACTCATTGCCATTCATCTCCCTAATCTTGTCATTCTTCTCTTTCAATTTGTACCACTGGATAGCGGTGTATACCGATACGAATGAGCCGTATTGCGGGTGATGAAACACGCGATGTGATTCAATGGTTAGGTTTCTACCGAGTAGGGTATTGGCTACTTTGTCAATTCGAGTGTGATCTACCCCGTCTAAACTGGGGTTGATGTTACTCAAATCCACCTTCTTCATCTTCGGATACCGCTGAAGATTATCATTCATGTTGCCCCCTGTTGTTACTCTTGCTCAGCTCCTTCTGTATCACGGCGGCGTGGACGACGAGAATTGTTGCGTTTCTCGTGGTAGTTAGCCAGATTGGATTCAGGGGCTTTGTGCACTTCATCATGGATTCCTGACTTCTTGATGTATTCAGGAGTCAGGTCAGGTACGACATTGTCGCTAACACCCATGTTACCGATGTGGTAGGTGTAGGATTTCACTGTACCGGATTTGCGTTGCATACTGATAGAAATGTCTACCCATTCCAAATCCAGAATGTGCAGAAACTCACCAAGCACTTTCACGCTGATGAAGTCACGGGAGAACTCTTTCAGTAGACGAGAACGCTCGGCATTCAAGTCATTACGAGAAAGAGTATTGTTGTTGTACTTCTGGAGAGTAGATTCGATAATCTCCTCCATTTGGGTGAAGGTGATTTTCTCATCCTCGAATTGAGGGCAATCTACTTTACCCTTACCGTCGTAACGGTCTTTTACAATCTTCCGCAAGAGTGCTGCCAGTACCCCACCCCAAGTGGCAGGGATATCCTGCATGGCACCGTCCTTACTTTCGGTGATCTTTCTAAACCCAGTTAACTGTAAGTTTTCTTTAATGCTCATCGTTAGATTCCTTTTTGTTTTAGATTCAACATTGGCTCCACGGTTTAGGTGGAGAATATACTAGTTACGGTAAATGACCAATTCATCTACCACTTCATTAACCGATAAGGCTACCAGAATAGCAAACCTTATACGGGTTAATACGGCATACGCTTGTAAGCGCTTTACTTCCTTTAGTAGGTTGATAACCGATACCAGATAATTCGATAAAATCTCCTTATCGGTACCCCGAGCATTATACCTAAGGTACTTCCTTAGGGTATAATAGTTGTCAGTAACACTCACCATGAATACCCGAGCAACATCTCTTAGGTCTAGTGACTTAAGATAGGTATTCAGTCTGGTTTGTTCTTCTACCGTCAGGTAAGTGTTCTCTCTGTACTTTAATCCATATACCTGTTCTTCGTACTCCATGAAGTAGGTATTAGGGATTTCATCTCCCAGATAGTCTATTCTTTCTAACTGGATTTGAAAGTACCACAGTAAGCTATCGACCATTTCTTCAGTCGTAATACCAGTATCACTTTCTTTAAATAAAGCGATATTGGCTAAGTGCTTTTCTCGACTTTCCTTTTCATGGTCTCGTAATGTTTCTTTTATCTTCTCTTTACTGCTAGAGAAAAAAGAGCTGATTTTGTTTAATAGATTCGGCATTTGAATAATACTCCAATTTGGAAACGCTCGTATTTACGTACATTTCTTTGAATAGATACATTAGAATACGTGAGTTTTTGAAATGATTCCATTCTTTTCAAAATCACGTCTCTTATCACTTCAATAATATAGCCCTATAATCTTCTAGAATATAGACTAAGAAGGAACATTAAAGATGGAACAGTTTATCGAAGATCATGCTACTGTTAAAAGCAGTAGGCCACCACTGGGAATCGAAGCATTCTCCGTGAGTGGTAGTGTTTCTAAACACGATAGACAAGGTATCCTGGATGAGAATACTAAGTTAAGGCAATTGATTGCTCGAGGTATTCTAGCACAGGACAATATCTTGGCAGATAAAGACATGATTAATGTCGCATTAAAAGCCATGGCTGATAACGATAAAGTCGTGATTGCTCAAGCTCGCTTAGCGGTAGATGAGGAATCCAATAATGCTTCTAAAGACCTGGTGGCTGCTATTGTTAGCGAAGTCATTGGTCGTCCGATTAATACACCCAGTGTTAACCCTGAAATTAGAAGAGACATGGATATAGAACTACCCGATGCCTCTCGTGAGATTAACGACGATGAGTTAGTCGTCGGTACAGAGCAGCTTAGTGAAGCTGAAGTACTCGAACAGCTCAAAGGCGGCGAGTAAAGAGACATGGCTGAGTTAAACCTCGAAGAAATGAAATGGAGTACGAAGAATGAGTACTACATTGAATAATTTAACGCCTTATTCATTAGGGATTGCTGCTGTTAACTTAGAATTAGGTACCGATATCCTAACGGTTTATCCACAATCTATTCTACCCATGCGAGATGGTGAAGTCATTGACGCCATGGAGGAGACTAGCCAAACCATTACGGATTCCTTTGGTCGTACTTCTACGGTAAAAATCAGCACCTCTAACGCGATTAAAGCTAAGTGGTATTGTCAAGACCCTAACCTCATGACACCGCCTAATGTCAGACGTGGTGCTAAAGTCATGTTGTGGCGTCAAGCCAATACAGATTACTTCTATTGGTCTACCACGACTAATACCGACAATTACCAAAAGCTAGAAGAACGTGTCTATGGTTACTCTAATACCAAGAACGAAAGTGTAGACCACACTAAAGACCCTAATGCGACTTGGACTCAAGGTGTTTCTACATTAAGAAAAGAAGTAAATCTTATCCACACGACTAAGTCAGATGGAGAACAGTGGGCTTACGACATCAATGTCAATGCCAAAGAAGGCTTTATTGTCTTAAAAGACGATATTGACAACATGATTAAAATTGATTCTAAGAACCACATTATCCGTTTACAGACGACAGATGGTGCCTTTATCGAAATCAATAAACGTAACATCAGTATTGGTTGCGATAACATGAGTACCGTAGCGGATTCTACCATTAGTGAGAAATCCACTAATAAGACTGGTAACTATTCAGCTGGCTGGAATACAGAAACCCCTGTGCATTCTCAGTTAGGTAACTACAATATTACTGGTGGGATTACGGGTAGTCCTGGTAGTGGTGGTAGTGGCTTTACCATTACTGGTGATATTAACCAGATTGGTAGTATTACCTCTACTGAAGACCACAAAGCTGGTGGTATATCACTGATGCACCATACTCATCCTGGCGATAGTGGTGGTAGTACAGGTGAACCTCATTAAGAGATTTAGCAGTAAATAGCAATTGCTGAGCCATAGAAGCTCTTAGAAAGCGATTAGACTATAATGTAATACCATTGTACCATTTTGCACTAAACTCAATCTATAGTGAAAATAGACCAATTACTAACGATTCGTTAGAAAGACACTACTCTCTACTCCTCATCAAGGGGAGTAGAGAGTAGCATTGTCTTATTTATTTTCAGGAGTCGGTAGTACAAAGTCATCTGGTAGTACGGTACAGAATTCTCGAGTATCGATAAAGGTAAAGCCTATCAGTAAACTGAATAGTTTCTCTATCAATACCTCTTTACTCCCCATTTCCTCTAACAATTCATCGATTCCATCACTGGGTAAGAGTAAGTCTTTACTCTCCTGTTCAATCTGCCTAATCTGGTCAGCGGCTTCTTTTCTAGAGAGAGGAAACACTTTAGGTACCATCATCACCACGGAATCCAATCGGTGTTTAGATAAAGGCACCCAATGGTACAATAGCCAATCGTACCAGTCGTAGGTAAAGAAACCCACTACATTCTCATCTAGAAAACCAGGAGTAATATCCGTATAAGGAGAATTGATTACCCTCACTGGTACCATGTTATCAGTATAGTACTTTAAACACAGTACGAAGTCGTTAATCTCTTCCTTATTGAGCTGATAGGGATAGATGTTTAAGATAAGCTCAGTACGGTTAATCTTACCTTCTCGAGTGGAATTGTAGATATACCTAGCTACGGTATCTCTTAGATTCACTAAGAGGGTAGTCGGTTTAGAGTGCTGGAGCGTATTGAGGTTTCTCTCTTTATAGCGTTTTCTAAACTCATGTAGGTCTATCCCATCGAAATCATCTCTTTCACGAGTAAAGTATCCGTTTAAGAGTATCTCTTCAGTCAGGATATCATCCATGGATTCTAATACAGCTAAACGAGTATCGAATAAGCAATCAATATCCACTAGGATACCATGGGATTTGGCTTTCTCTTTATCATTCGCTATCATCCATTACTCCTTTAAATCGGAGTAGTAGATAATGAAGTTATTGATACAATAACGATAGTTTTCCTTAAAGGTAAAGATTAAGGCTAAGAGCACTCTTAACCAGCGATTGTCTTTATCTCTCACGAGCTTTTCGTAATAGCTAGTATCAGCACTACTTTGCTCGTCTATCAATTTACCCATAAGGCTATTGAGGTCATTGGGGTAATGTACGACGTATAGACAGTATACCTGGTGTAATACGATAGCTAATAGAGAATCTGGTAAACCTCTAGGGCCTAAGTGTTTCTTACTCAATTCGCTTAGGGTATCGTAATTGAGGTAATCGATTAGATTATACCGATAACGAAGAGAATCAATGGTACTGTATACCTTGGTTAGTTCTTTATCACTGCACTTAGAGAGTACTTGGGCAAAGACTTCGTATAGGCGATACTCCATTTGTTTTAGTGGAGACTCATTCACCTCTTCTTTTAAGTTAGTGAGATACTCACTGGCCTTGAGGTAATTGACTTTCTCTTTATCGGTTTTATTCAAACCACCGAAATCAAAGTCTTCTAATGCTAAATTGGTTTCCATTCAGTGCTCCTAGTAGAGTAGGGTAGGTTTTAACCTACGAGACATAGTCGAGTAGGCTAAAATCGATTACGGTTATACGTAGCTTTATCAGTATAACAGGGTAGATTTTAGCATCGCTTTATCTACGATAAAGTCTTGGCTGAAGGATGCGTTTACTATACGGTTTTCAGTATAGTAATGTAGATTTCAGCATCATGGCAGTTAAGTAAGAGTGTAACATCTTGTTAGCCCCTACTTGACCGGTATAAGGTTTTAATGCATTAGCCGATGCCTGTCCCATCTTAACAATAGATTGCTCCAATAGACGGTTACCATTCTCAGAACCACCCCTAAAATGCATCATTTCCTCAGCGGTCTTAATCAGACCCATGGATAAGAGGTTATTTACCTCAGGGTAAGAGATACGACCACCTTTAGATTCACTACCGGTAGCTTGAAGGGTAAAGGAATCAATGTGGCTATTGTCTTTAGGAATAGAGATTTTCTTAGAGATCATCTGTTGCTGAATACGTACCGGTAAGTGCAGTACCATGGACTTCTTATTGGAGAGTTCACGTGAACCATCATCCGAGTACATCCAGATTTTGTGGTAGAAGTTGATATTGTACTTATCGGCTACATTCTGTAGGTTGTCGATATCCAAACGGTAATCATCTTCTCCTACCGGAGTAATGAGCTGTAGGTAATCCTCTTCATTCTTGAATTTCAGCATTAACTCTTCGAATTCTTTATCGCTTAATGCTTCTAAACGCTTACGGGTACGTTCCCCGTTATCCGATTTAGGAAGCATGTCTTGCACCAATTTCACTGCGTAATCGGTGGCCTTTTTTCTAGCTTCAATTTGGCTCATTTGTCTTTATCCTTCTTAAGCTAATATAAATAGAAGTAAAACACACAGTAGTCATTCAGACTACTGTGTGTCTACTCTATCGTTTTTAGATTAGTTTAGGTTCTTCTACAGAAGTCTCTTCCTCTACGGTAATCTCACCATCCTGCTGAGTTTCCTCAATGGCTTGATTGACTTCCTCAGTAGTGAATTCACTACTGACGGTTTCTTCACCTTGAGTGAGAGAAAGATTCTCTTCTTCATCGAAGAGCCCTTCAGTCGCCTGATTGGCTTTTTCTGCTTCTTTCACCAATTCACCTTGTACCGTAGCGAGGTCTCGTAGAGATTCAGCCAATTCTTCAATCTCATCACCTTGCTCATTCTTCACAAACCAGTCTTTATCGAGTTTACCGTTTTTACCATATTCACTCATGTAAGGGAAGATGGTTTTATCCAGTAACTCCAACCACTCTTTAGAAGGTAATACATCACCCAATAGAGTACGGGCATTCAGGGTAGAAATACCTGAAGCGACACCGAGTTTGTAAATCAAGAGATTCAGTTCACGATTGATGACGTAAATCTGCTCGGTAATGGGTTTGTTTACCAAGAGAGCCTTAAAGGTATTCTTATTAAAACCCATCTCGTTAAACATACCGACAAAATCGATTTCATGTTTTTCACAAAGCGCTTTCACATCCCTCAGGATGAGATTAGGGTCAGTGACAAAAGCCTCTAAAGACTCGTCTTTAATACCCGTACCTTCAATTTCCTTCTTACCGGTAATCTTTTCGTATTCTTCATTGGCTTTATCAATGTCGACGTACTCTACTTGATCCAAAGTATCCATATTGCATTTGTTCCTTAAAATTGACTATTTAGCGTTATCACGCTTTGCCTTAGCCGAGTTATCCTCAATAAGACTATTCGTTTCAGAAGCATTCACCATCTGTTTGGCATACTTCTTCTTAATGGTTTTCTTATCACTCTCTAACCAGAAGGGATGATAAGTACCCAAAGCCATTCTCATGATGTCTAGAGTAGAGAGCTCTAGTTGTTCATGTGCCGTATCATCGAGAGAGTACCAGTAACGGGTATCCAGAATCATGTCCCAAGAGTAACCATTCTGTTTTACTTTCTCGTATAGAGTAGCAGGAGTGAGTTCTAATAGACGTTTATCAATCGCTCTTAGGTGTTCAGCCCAGTACTGGGACATCTGCAACATATCAGCACAAATGCTAATGGCACGAGACAGACGATGATTTTCGTCTAAGAGGCTACGCACAGTGGTACGAGAGAGTTTCACTTCAGGCAAAAGCATACAAGAGACATCTTTAAAGTTATCGGTACCGGTGATTTCACCCGTTAAACCGTACATGCCATGTTGGCGTAAGAAGTGGAAATGAGTCAGGTTCTCTAAAATACCATACTTCTGGGAAACGATGATTTCCAAATGATAACCAGAAGGACCGGTCTTACACCGCCACTGTTGCATGGTAACAATATTCAAGTCATCGGGATTGTTATCCTCACCTGCATCTCTCAGTGGGTACTTCTGTACGTTCTTATCGGTTTTAAAGTGCAGTTTGTTTACGTTCTTGATTAGCCACATGCAAGTGGACAAGAACATGATGTTTTCAGGTACGCCTTTTAACTTCTTACCGGTTTCGGAATATTGAGAGGGTTTGTGTTGTGGAGCATAAGGGTCTAATTGGAAAGCTTGACCATAGTGAACAGTACCAGTGAAGTAGGTATTGGTGCCTACCAACAAGTCTGGTAGCTGGTCAATCATGTTTTTCTTGAAACGACCAGAGTTCATGGCCACCATGTTTTGTTTGGCATCACCTAAGTCGGTTTTATCGTAAAGCTCTTGAACCGCTTCTACGATAAACATGGAAATGGAGTCAATGCTAACAAAGGTAGGCAAGAGAATCTTGATGGCTTTACCATTTTTATTAATTAGAGGGGTGTCTACTTTAAAAGAAGCCCCTTGTTTCTTCTTAGAAAGCATCCAGTCCTTAGCCATCTTAAACCACTCGTCTCCTTTGTAGAGCGATGCTTCTGTTACTAACCAGCGAGGATTCTCTCCTTCGAACCAATCGGGATCACTGGGCTTGACGATTCTTCTTAGTCTCGCCTCTAGACCAGGGATATAGGTATTGTTTTCAGTATCGTATTTCTGTCCAGGACTTAAGTGGTGTGCTCGGAAGGCGGCGACCTGATTGACGTAGTCGGCTAGGGCGGATTTGTATGAGTTTCCAGGCCCCACGAATATAATGGAGCCATTATGCCCGCCATTGGTGAGGTATTGGCCATTAATGGCTTTTACAGGTGAGCCAGTGGGGATGTCCATCAAGCACCCTACGTTTAAGTTTACCCGTAGGTATGGGGACTGTTTCGCTGGCATTTGAAAAAATTCAGACATGTAAAACTCCGTTCTGTCTAATGATGATTAGATGGGGTAAAATAGCATGTAAAAGCATCGGTTTTTTGTTCAGATATTGGGAAGAACCGATAGAATTTAGATGTCTCGTTTTCGATTAAAAATCAGAGTATATTTAGAAGGAATTGAAGTGATGGAAAAAAACGATTGGCATGTCTCAGTAGCCCTGTCTGTAGAGGCACTAAGAGGCGATATTTCTGCTCTAAGAGAGATGGATCTCTCGAATGAAGGTTTGGCTACTACTCTAACTAATCTCTTTAGAAACACCTACAACACTTTACGGGTATCCATTAGTGGTTTTCTGGATAAGAACGACTATGGTGTACTGAAGCTGGATGAGAATCTAGTACGTAAACTGGATAAGAGTAAACTGAGTAAGAACTACGCTTACTTGTTGGATACCCAAGTAGAAGTACCGGTAGGCATGAAAGGTCATTATTTGCCTTATACTGAGGTGTCTTTAAAACTCTCTACTTTGTTTAGTGGTCTACAGAGTCAGGTAGAGAAACTGCGTAGTGATATCGGTAGAGTGATTTCTACTGAAAAAGGACTATTAGATTCTACCCTCTTCGATGATAAGTATTACCTAGAAGAGAACAAGGTAGTAAAGACAGCAATTAAAGAATGGTCTTTACACAGAGTAGCCAATGACTTGGTGCCTTCACGTGCTTTTGGTGATGTCTTCCGTAATGGTAATGAATTGGTAGAATGTATCGGTGTAGCTCGTCAGTGTAACGATAATCTTAATCAAGTGAATCGTAAGAAACTGATTGCTAACATTGAAACCACCATGACTTACGTGAAAGACTTAATGGAAGCAGCTAAAGAAGGTTACTCTAAACCACTGATGCTGAAGATTGCTAATGCGGTAGCTGCAGTAGCTGAGAATGTAGAGACATTGTCTGCTGCTGTGTATAACACTAAGATGCTGAACGTAGCGCTGGATAGTGTTAATGAGAAAATCACTTCGCTAGTAAACTAGTGCTAATAGACTAGAGTACTCTCTACTCCCACCTAGAGGAGTAGAGAGTAGCGTGTTTATGCTGTCTTATAAAGTACAAAGAAATATAAAACCTGAAGAAGGTGTAATATTAATGAAAGTCAAATTGGGAGAATAGAGGGAACTACACCTTCTTCTTTGACTTTATAGGATTTAGATTTCAATGAAGGAGTGAGAAGTGAAGGCGGAGTATATGTCAATATACGAACGACTGAACGCTACGAGCGAGTGAATTAGAAATCTTAAGAGTATAAAGGTTTCTTCTTGCAAGGAGGGCTGTTTATGGGTTACTGACGCCGTAGGCGTCAAGATAGATAGATAGATAGATAGTCCTAACAGTTACCTATTCTGTATTAATTTATTTATACTACTCTCTACAATACTCTATTCTTAATCTACTCTATTCTAATAACAACACTAATACCAATAGACTAGAAGATAGGTTAATGAGACTATTTCCTTTCTCTAGATGAACTAGGGAGACTAAACCCCTTGTACAAGGGGGAGTGAGTGTATCTATACACGAACTAACCTTTCTTTTTGCTTCTTTTTCTTTACTGAATACTAGCTACTCTACTCCCCGTAATGGGGAGTAGAGTAGTATAGTCTTTGTTACCGTATTAGGGTTGTCCCTTTAATCGTTTAATCTCACTCTCCAGTTCTTGGATCTTATTGTAGTATTCAATCACCTTCTCTTCAGCGATTCTGAGTTTAGTCTTAATTCCTTCTCCTGTATTGGTTAATTCCAGTAATCGCTCTAAGGTAGGTTTCTTTTCCTTCTTCTTCTCTTTCCTGACATTCTTGATTCTTTCATGATCTACGTTATCGACAATGTAAATGTCGGATAGGACCATGGATTCTGCTTGAATATCGACACCTAATTGTAGATTAGCTAATTCTTGGAATTGCTCGATTAAGGCTTCAATATTCTCATCTTTAGGTAAGGCCCCTAAACGGATACCGATACCCATGGTCACGTAGGCTACACCCGTACCAATAGGGTAGGATTCTAGGTAGTGGAGAGGAAAGGAATAGACAGTACCGGAGTCAGTCTTTACGAAGATGATTCTACCTTCCTTATCCATGTGTTCTTGGAAGAGAGAATCGGGTAGACTGTACTTACGGTAATAGGTAGCGAGGACATCTGTACCCATGTTGATTAATTGTCCGTAATTAGAGATAGCAGTACAGGTGAGAGGGGTATTGACTGGGAGGAGGTTATGGAAGGGATTATTGAGTTTCCAGAGACCTCTACTCCCTACAGTGGGATTATTCAACATTGTACTCATTCGCTTTGCTCCTTCTTACAATGTCTCATTTCTACGAGATTCAGTAAAGCACTCATTTCGTTTCCTTATAAAGGTATAGGGGGAAAATTCATAGCAGTATAGAGAGGAAGGGTTAGTGAGAGTATAGCTATATGCTCTATTTTGCTCTTAGATTGAGATTAGAGTGTCTATAGTAGGGTAGCTTACCTTATACTGTTAATCGCGCTATAACACACTCTATAAGCGAGTAATCGCTATTCTTTGTATAAAGACTGGGTAATCTACTTTATAAAACAGTGCTACGTAGTAAAGTGAGTGCTGTTTACAGTACGAACTAAAATGATAATAGAACACTACTCTACTACCCTAGAGATGGGGTAGTAGAGTAGCTTCATTGGGTATTACTTATTGTCTTCTTTAGCGAGAGGAGTGGGTTTAGTTGGTTGTACTTCCTCCTCTAGGTTATAAGCTTTCTTATTCTCTTCTACTGCTAGTTCTACCCTTACCGGTAATTCTGGTTCTTCTTCAATCACGGTTACCGTTGGTACATGGGTAGGGTAAGGGTAGTTAGAATAACCAGTGACGGTAGTCTCTTCATTAGGGTGTACATGAGGTTCTAGTACAGTCTCTTCTACTGCTTGGTTCTGTACTTGTTGTACCTCTTGTAAGGTTTCAATCACGGTACGGTAAGCAATCAGCTGTAAGGTAGTGCTCTTTAACATCTCTTCGAGTTTATCCACTCTAGAGAGGGTATCGGTCAATTGCTTACGAACAGCAGCGAATTCTGCCATCATTTGGTTATCAAAGAGGACTTGGTCTCCTACTTGTTGAGACCTATTTTGCCATTCTTGCATATTTGGTTTCCTTTACTAGTTCATCGCTAACCTAGAGTAAACTCTAGAACAGCTCTTCACTCGTTTCATTGTCTAGTGATACTAATTCCAACGTTTATATTAGAAGGAGGTAACACAATGTTATCCTCGCTAATAACACAATACACGATATCGGAGAGTACGGAATACTCCATGAAGGAGTGGGAGATTAAGAAGATTTGGTTATCAGGGAATTCCTCTGCTAACCTTTCAATTAACTTAATCACGTTTTCTCGATGTTTGGCATCGAAGGTTCTGCCTGGTTCATCTAAGTAGAGTGGGTAATTGTCTAGCTTTAGGGACTTCATCACCATGAACTTAAAAGCTAGGTTAATGATTTCACGAATACCATCGCTACCTAGGGAGACATCAGGTTTTAGGTGATTAGAGTGCCCTACGGTAATCGGGAATCGATAGGAGAGCTCCTCTCCTGTCTCTACCTTAGAGGGATGGACAATGAGGGGATAAGACCAGATAGAGGCAATGAAACCATTGAGTCGAGCTAAGAAGATTTTAATATAGCCTAATAAGCCTTCAGCAATTAAACCATCTTGAGGATTGAGCGCTTCGATAATGGCTTGGAATACGACTCTTTCCTCTTCTAGAGACTTTACGGTAGATTCGAGTAATTCAATCTGCTTCTGCTTACCAGCTAGACTAATCTGTTTCTTAGAGAGTAGGGCAATCTCCTCTCTAAGATTCACTACGATTCGATGTACGGTATCGTAGAGGTCTTTCTCGATAATCTTAAAGTTTATCTTTTCTTGCTCTACTACCTTATCCGTTACATAGCGTTTATAATCATCGTAAACCTGATAGCAGTGTAGCTTATCCTCTAAGACTTTCTGTCTTCTCTCAAAGTGAGCTAACTTCTCTTTTAGCTCTAATGACTCTTTCTCGAGTTTCACTAAAGTCTCTTCTAAGGAGAGTCTATACTTCTCATCTACCCCATTGAGGTTCTTAATCTTCTCTTCAATCTCTTTTAGCTGTAGCAATAACTCATTCTTCTTCACTTTATCTTTTAATCCCTGCTTGATTCTATCAATACAGGAGTAAAGGTAACTACCATTCTGGTAGAGTTTCTTCTCCTTAATCTCTTGGATTAGGGGAGAGAATAAACCATTGAAAGAGGAGAGTAGAGTTAAGAGCTGTTTCAATACTTCAATATCTCGATTTAAGGTAGTGGCTATTGCCTGTTTCTCTTTTAGAGATTGAGTGAAAGTAGAGAGTTTCTCCTTCTCTTCAGTTAAGGAGAGAGTGAGTTTCTCTAAAGCTTCTTTAGAATAACCTAAATGGAATTCATGGTGACAATTCGGACATTCTACTTTAGCTTGTCTTTCCTTCTCTTTAATCGAGTGGATTCTCTCTGTTACTTTGGCTATCTTAACATTGGATTGGTTTACTGAGTGATTAAGGGTATCAATTTCCTCTTGGAATTGCTTTAGGAGACGATAGGAGAGCGTTTCACTCTCTATCTTAAGGGATTGATCGATGTAGCGGTTAATCTCGTTGTATTGAGCATTTAGCTGCTTTAGAAGCGATTCTGGATACTCTAAGCTATCCAAGTGTGGATCAATCTCAAATCCCTCTATTTCTGCCTGTAATTCCGTTTGTGCTTTCAATAGATCTTCTAAACTAGTGGACCTTAATTGATTAATCTCTAAGAGCTTGTTTTCTGTTTCGGTATAAGACTCTAAAACAGTACGGTATCGATTCGAGTGAGAATAGTTCTCATGTTTATAGTGTTCGATGTTCTTGAGAATGTCTTGTAAGTCTTCAGGACGAATATATTGCTTATAGACTTCTACACTGGATTGATAAAGGTCTTTAGACCAATCGACTAATTCTTTATTGTTCTTCTTCTGCTTAGTGATTAAGTCTTCTAAGTAGTCTGGATCATTCATCTCAGGTGAGAAGGAGACTAGATTGTTTAAATATTCTATTTCTTCCTCTTTATCTCGAATGGTCTTATTAATCGCCATTAGGTCTTCACTCTCGAGATTACCCTGAGAGACAGACACTAACTGCTGTTTGGTTTTCTTTAAAGCACCAATGGTATCCCTTAGTCTTTCCTTGGCTTTATTAAATACCGAGAAAGCGTAGGTATAGTCCGTATCGCACAATAGAGTAAACCACTCTTTTCTCTTTTGTGGAGAGAGACGAGTGAGGTATTCCTTATCGGTTAATAAAGCATGGATTTCCTTAGTGTAGCTAAAGTAATCTTTTACTAGCTGAGTCTGGTAGGTGATTGTCCCACCAATATTCAATTCTTCATTGGTGGTCAAGTCAATAAAGGAGTGTTTGTTCTCCTTAAAATCGTTAATGAGGCGATAGGTATTACCTAGGTGCTCTATTACGATTTCCTTATATCCATTTTTCGTAAAGTCTACCTTATCAGCCGGTAGGGGAGAGAGGTAATGTAGTAAGGAAGACTTACCGCTACCATTGGTACCGATAATGGATAAGACATTACCTATCTTAGTAAAGTCTATTTCGATTTCAGTAATCGAGGAGAGTTCTAATCGATAGCATCCTCGAAGAATGAGTTTGATGATTTTCACTGATTGAACCTCTAGTCAGTTTCTTAATTCAGAATAGACTAATCATTTCGATTAAATGGCAAACAGAATAGATAGTACACTCTACCTACTACCCCTAAGTGAGGTAGTAGGTAGAATGGGTAGTATTACATTTAAGCCACAGACATCTGTAGTCTCATTCGATTGTCTACTAAACGCCCCACGTCTTTTTGCATCTCTTCTTTACTGTAACGCAACCAGCGGGGTGTTTTAGCAATGATTTCACGAATGATCTTCTCTTTAGTCTCTTTACCTATCTGGATTTTGCCATCAATCAATTGGGTTTCAATCACACCCAATTCGACATTATCCCAGAATACTCGGTTCAGTTTCATGCCTACGCCTAAGGCTGAATCGGTTTCACAGACAGATAAAATCTCATTGACTTTGTGGAAAATACCATCTTCCAAAACCTCTACTTTAAATAGCCTGCTGTATAGCGAGGAGAGAAACAGAATCCGAATCATTCTTTCAGGAAAGATTTTATCGGCTAGCCAGTAGCTAAAGCGAAGAAAATAAGATTGGTTACCCATAATCTTAACTCCTCAGGATTAGTTCATCAAGAACCTATCTTGTAGACAGGACCTTTCTTCACTCTCCCTCTCCTGAAGAGAGGGTTAGCTTTTGGATTAAAGACAAACTGAATACTAGTACGAGCTCTACACAGTACAGCGAGTATAGAAGCTAGACGAGCTATTCAGCCAGGAATTGAGACGAATAGGTACCTCGAACAATCATGTAATTCTTCAGTCTCACAGTATTGCTGTCTAGCTTCTCGTGTAAAGCGATAAAGGTAGCGTAGCGATAGACCGCTCCTGATTCATGCCAAAGTAAGAGTTTTACTAATGGCATTTCGTCTTCAATCTGCTTAAACTGATTACGTAAAGGCAGGTCTACACCAAAGCTTAAGGTAATCTCTTTTTCCACTCCATTATCGAATTGAATCTTAGGTTTAATGGAAATCACATCGGTACCTAAGGTTTTCAATAAGGACTTACCTAAAGAGACTTTCTGTTTCTCTTTACCCTGGATATCCTTCTCGACTACCATTTCCTTAGTGGTATAGAAGTATTCAGTTAAGTCAATCTCACGAATGTGCTCAGCTTGATTAACATAGTGAGACAAAACATGGTTTAGTTCCATGATTTGGTCAATATTCCTCATGGCTAAATAGATGGGGTCATTGACGTAGGTTAAGCCTTTACCGTCTATGGTCTCAAGATTAGGTACCCCTTTAGGACGACAGAGGTAATACTTACCGTACTTGTGTAAGGCACTGTATACCTTAGTAGACGTAATATTGTCCATCTGTAGGCAGTAGATTAGGTTATTGTGCTGATAGTGCTGCTTTAACCAGATGTCTTGTACTTCTTCTATCATGTTGACTATTGGGTCACCTCCCTCCAGGTAGAGGATAGCGATTTGGGTATCAGCGATCATCTTTCCGGTATAGAGGTCGATAGGTAGTTTCTTCTCCACTCCGTTGATGAGTTTCTTAGGGGCAGTAATACTACCAGGATCACCTAGGAAGAAGATGTTCTTATCCTCTCGTCCCTGGTAAGAGAGATACATTCTCTTATTCGAGAGTAAGGGGTGAGGTTTGGGTGGTTTCTTTTCACGAGCTAGGTCTTCTAGGGTAATGTCACTCTCTAGAATCCCTTGGGTTTGGGTGAGGTCTACCTGATACTTGAGGTTGTTAGCCAGATTAGCCGCTATGGTAGCCATCTTATCGGCAAACACATTAGCGATATTAGACAGAGTGCGTTTGTCTGCTTTCGCATCTCCGTGTCCTTTAATCCACTGGGGAGCAAAGTGCAG